TTGTACCAAGTCTAAATTTATCAAGGGTTTCATCCCAATAGAACACAGCATCATTCTGCCCTGCTCTTGATATCATTAATCCTGCGTCAGTGGCAGTTGAAGCATTTTCGTTGATTGTGATTATGTTGTCCTCGACAACTAAATTTTGTGAGTCAATTGTGGTTGTGGTGCCTTGAACTGTGAGGTCACCTGTGATGGTTTGATTACCTTGAACCCGCACATTGCCATTGACATCTAGGGCAAAATTGCCTGGAGAGTTGGTTTTTACACCAATTCTGTTGTTGGCAACGTCAAGATATAGTAGATCAGTCTGGAAAGCAAGGTCGCTAGAACGCAACAGATTGCTTTCTAATATATCCCCACCTATTCTGTTTATTGCCATAATACTACAATACCTATTTACCAATAATTTGCACACAAAAGTCTGCAAACTAAATATTCATTATATGGCACTATTACCTATAGGAAAAATTGAAAAAGTTGCTGAGAAACGCATTGATGTCAGGCAACTGGACGTTTATGAGAACACCATCAGCGGTGATGCCATCCACGGAGGCCAGATCACAGATTTTCATAGTTCAGGCATAAAAGATTCCGCAGATTCAGTACAACTCACAGTGAAAAACGATCAAATTGAAATGGCGCACAACCTTGTCGTCAAAGGCACAGTCACAGTTGAAAATCTAAAATACGTTGAAGCACAGGTTCCTAAACTAAATGTCACAGAAGCAGTGATGATTGATCACAACGAAGTGATTTGGAAGACTGCTTTGGGCAAAAGTGTCAAGACCAGCAGTCTCGAACAGTTGGGTGTGTTGAAAAATTTAAATGTTAGAAAAACATTATGGGCACAAGAAGGACGCGTTGGCATTAACACAGAGGCACCTTCAGCAGATTTTTCTGTAAACGTTGGTGGATATGAAGTCATCACACGTATGCACGAAAAAAATGCCTATGTTGGTACACATACACCTGTGGCTTTTGCCATTGGCACCGACGACACACCGAGGTTGATGTGCCGTTCCAACGGTGACATAGTGGTTGGACAGGAAAACGGACGTGCTATAAAAATGAACGTGTATGGACAAGTGGGTATAGGTGTCAAACATCCACAACAAAGTCTACACGTTGAAGGCAATATTAAATTTGCTGAAAGAGTCTTTTCATCCGGTAATGGAGCACCCACACAAGGCAGATGGGATAGAGGTTCTATTGTGTGGAATGACAAACCAGATCTAAACAAGCCAGTGGGTTGGGTTTGTGAAAAAGGTGGAACACCTGGGAATTGGCGTCCTTTTGGAATAATCTATTAAAAACTCCAAATTTGATCAGGCCATTCTTTGGCCACACGACGCATTCCAAACGAACTTAATGTTTCTAAAATTTTAATTTTTGGTCTGCCATAACGCTGTCCTGTTTCGTTGGCTTCAATTTGAATCCAAGGACGATTTGATAATATTGTTTCACGTGCGCCTTCTAAAACTGGTACTTCAAATCCTTCTACATCAATCTTTATTACGCTAACATCAGTAAAATTAAAACTGTCTAGTGTGGTGATTGGAATTTTGCCTTCAAAATTTTTAACATAGAAAGTACCTGGATGTGATTGATACTGCATAGACACTGTGCCTGTTGTGTTACCTAATGCTGTTTGGTGTAATCTAATGTTTTTTGTTTCTTTTATTCTTTCTTTTAATTCAGGAATCATATCTGGATTGGGTTCAAAAACTTCAATGCAGTCAACAACATCTTGCCAGTGCATACACCAATTGCCACGCATACCACCAATGTCTATGGCTCTCTTTAATTCTAGATGTTTCACGTAAGGATACATCCAATTGAAGTGACCACCGTGGGGGTAGTTCTCCGCACCAGGCACTTTACTCGCCTAGTTTGTGTAAGTTATGAATAATTGCTACGATGTGAGCACTGTCTGTGCCGTTGTTGGCAGGCGGTGCTGATCCAAATGTGATTTGTCCACCTGAGTATGTGTAGTTGGTGCCTGGCACTTGGTACACACCACCAATGAATATGGCCATGTCTGTGGCATCTGTTGGTGTAGTTGATAGTGTGGCCGCTGTTGATCCGTCTAGCGTGTTACCTGATCCGTTGCCAAACACAGTGGTTGATCCATCGCCCTGGAACTTGTCCACAGTCAAAGTTTTTTCGCCGGCCGCACTTGATATGTTATACCATTGCGATCCTATGTAACCTTGATAAGTCTGTGTTGTGGTATTGAATATTATCTGACCATCTTGTCCTGCTGGCCTGCCTGCGGTTGCCACTTGTGGTATCTCTACCGTAGTGGATCCTGGCTCTATTTGTCTATTTTTCACGTAACGTCCCATGGTATTATAATCCTATGGTTGATACTGTGACTACTACTTGTCCTGCTGAATCTGGACACTCAACATAAATTTTGTCACCTGTGCTCAATATCATTTTTTCTGTGTCAATGATGTATGAGTCAGTGGCCTGTATTGTTAAAGTGTTGTACAATTTGTTATTTTCAGTTGGAGTGGTTGTTGATCCATCTGATGGCAGTAAGTAAACATTCACCGTTGAATCAGATGAACTGATGTTACACATATGTATAGTTGTGATTGCTACATTTTCTGTTGCTTCAAATATGTGGTTTGTAGCGTTTGTAGTTGCTGGTGCTAAACTTTGTTTTATTGCCATTTTTTATCCTAACGCAATTGCTATTGCCGTTGCTTTCTTTTTACTTATCAGTTCTCCTACAGCGCCAGAACCGATGTTTGAGTTCCTAAAATAGAGGCCTGTTCCGCCACCACCTGCTGTCTTGTTGTAAACTTTTGTCTGTGCTGTTGCTGTTGGGTCAGATGCCATACTACTAAATGATAAAACGTCATCGATTACCACTGCACCTGTTCCATTTGATGTAAGTGTCAAATCTTGGTTTGATCTATCAGTGCTGATAGTATCTATTCCGTTAAGATCTCTACCTAAACTTATTGTTATTGTGTCTGGCTCTGTCGCCGCTGTCGAAATTCCATTGGCACCTGAGAATTGTAAAGTGTTTCCTGTAACTACATCTACCTGTGCGGAATCATCGCCTGCAACCTTTAAACTGAATCCACCACCAACTTGTGCATCAACGTATGCCTTTGATGCCGCGTGATTGGCGTCCGATGGAGTTGTTGCAACTTTCATGTTAGTCAATGTGAATGATCCACCGTCTATGTCGATAGCAACTGTTGAACCGTCTGCTATCTGTCTCGGTGATGTTCCAATCCTGAATTCATTTGACACAGCATCAAAATAGAACACTGCGTCATCTTGTGTGCCTTGATTGATAACTATGCCGGCGTCTTGTGTACCAGCACCTGAATAGTTTCTGTTGATTTCAAGGAATTGATCTTCAATGGTAGTGTTGGTTACGTTTTGTGTAACTTGATCACCGTCGATGACAAGATCACCCGTTACTCTTGTGGTTTTAGCATCCAGTTTGATTTGATTAGTGCCGCTCGAACCAGCGCCTGCTTTAATGTTATAATCACCTGAAGTTTTAAGAGTTTTAGCCATTTGCTATTATTTATGTAAGAATTGGGGGAGCGTGTAACTCCCCCAAATAAGCACGTGTTCTACGATTACTCAGATACGATATCAATGTTACCGTGTCCAGACTCGACAGAACCTTGTATGTCAGTTCCTAGAGTGTATGGCACGTGACCATGGCTACCGTCAGTTTTTGTAAAGTGAACTGTGTTGTTGTAAAATTTGTTCACAAAAGCAACTGTTGAGTCATCTAATACTACTTTTACGTTGAATGTATTGTTAACTGATAATGTTGCGTCAGTAACTAGTGTGAATACACCCTCTGATGAATCGTCCATGTGGATCTTGAATTGTCTTGATCCTCTTTGTGATACGATGTAAGCAGTAGTTGAGGCAGTGTTTGAACCGCCTGTTCTGTAGTTTGATACAGCAATTTTGCCAGCAGTTGCGGCGCCAAAGTCTGATACAAATCTACTTTTCTTGATAGGTCTTCCCATTTGTTTTCTCCTTTTTAGGAGTCCAATGCCAGTTCTCCTGGCTACGCGGTTTGTTTCCGCATAAGTCTTTTGCTGTGTGCAAAAGCACGTTTGAACTGATAGTATTTACCAAAATTTTAGAAAGATAAAATACTGTTAAAAAGGTGGTGCATACAATCCGTTAAATTTACACACCACCTTTAGGGTTTTTGTACTTCTAGATTTTTTATCGATTATTTTCTGTTGTAGATATGATATAAAATCCAAACTGCCACTAATCCAATCAGACCTTGATCTGAGAATCCTTGCAGTACGCCCTGGACATTTCCTATTACAGAAACGTTTGGCCAGAACGGAATACCTTGACCATTAAAAAGGATTTCTAAAACTATCCCCAACGCGATTAAACTTACTCCCACGTCAGCAATTCCTTTTGCCCATCCTTTTATTTTCATCATGATATCCATATTGGACCTCCCTTGATGTTGTAGTTTCTTATGAAACTAGAATTATTTAGAAGTCAGGGTTACCAACTTAACATACCATATTTGGTCTACGATGTGTATGAAAGCGAAATTATTTTTTAATCTACGTACAAAACTCTTCAAACAGTCTGTAATCATATTGATTTCTTGACCGATGCCAATTTTTGAAATCTTCTGACAAATCTTCAAACCTTGTTACACTGTGGTAATCTTTGTCGGCCTGATTGGATTGAAGACGCGGTTCCACACTGACATCCAACATCTTGGCAACTTCTTTCCAGTCGCTATCAAAATTTTCTGTGGCATAAACTTTTTTCACTTTGGTTTTTAAGGCGTCTCGCACTGCGTTGTATCTGTGTTCCATATCCACACTGTCGTGACGTCCAAGATATTTGCCATACAACCACAATATCATGAAGTTACCATGCATCAAAGACAAGTGATCAGCAAACTGATCTGCTAATTGGTTGTTGAATTTACAGTCATAATTGAAATGACTGAGATCTCTGCGTAAAGGATCACGCAACCAAACAAAATGTTCTCCAGGTTGTGTAATATTGGTGTAGTGTCCCATCACAATTGATGCGTCACCTTCGTTTTTCGGTTGTTGATAAGTTCTTAAGAACGCTGACTTGATTGGTTGATCTGGATCAAATTGGGGATCTTGGCTCACACGGTAAAATCTTATTTGGTCATACAATGGATATACCACAAGGGTTGACCCTCTTGGTAATTCTCCTATACTTTCTCTGTGTGCCAATCGCAGTTGGAGACTACTGCCTGCTGTTTTTGGTATGTGATGAAAACAATATCGCACTAGGTATTTAAAAACCTGATACCACCGCCACAAAAAAAGGGCGACCGAAGCCGCCCTTTTTGTAAATTCGATTACTTGAATTTTAAGTTTGTGCTGTTAACACCTACTAATCCAACGTAGTCAGCCGCGTTACCAAGTGATGATGCAGTGTTTGTTAACTCTACATAACCATATCTTGTTAAGAAGCCTACTACTGGTTCGAAAGTAGATGGATCTAACACAACGCCAGATGACATTAAAGGAATGTATGGGCAGTAGAACGCCGGAGCGTCTGCCTCACTAGCACCTTTGTAACCAACTAGTACTGATGTGTTGTCTGAAGCATATGCGTCAACGTAAACTCTCATAGAAGCGTTTAATGTACCAACAAATTTTGTGTTAGTAGGTGCTTCGAAAGAACCTTCTGTTGATCTTGCAAATGCTGAAGTTGTTGCAGATTGAAGAATAGTTAAAGCAGTTGGAGATACTACTGCGTAGTTTCCAGCGCCTCTTCTTGTTCTTGTTGCGATTTGGTTAGCAACTCTGTTGATTAACACAGCCAATGCCGCGTGTTCATCACCAACGAATGTTGCAGTACCAGATACAGCAGATTGGTCAAAAGACTCAGAAGCCGAACCGGCTAATGTTCTTAATGAACCAATGATCTCTTGGTCGATCTCAGCAGTAATCTCTTGAGCAAGTGCCGCCATGATTTCTGCTTCTACATCAATCCCTTGCTGTGCTTGAGCATCTTGAGCCGCTTCAAACGTCCATCTAGCAGAAAGTTTTCTAGATTTCGCTTCAACCGGTTGTTTCAAGATTTGGATTGACATTCTCTTACCAGGAGTACCTTCTAATGCCGCCGTAGCCGCACCTTTAGGTGTAGTGTTGTTCTGGTTACCTGAGTATGCTTTCGCAATTTTGAATGGAGATAATGCTTCTTCACCAGCAGTTGCGTTTGAACTTACTGTGTCTGCATATCTTATTCTTAATGTGTGGATCTGTCCAACCGGACCAGTCATTGGTTGTACACCAACGATCTCGTTCGCGATTACAGTAGGCATAACCCTACGTATTACTGGAAGAATCACACGGTTTAACGTAGCAACGTTACCTGCAGAAGTGGCACCAGCAGTTGCCTGCTCAGCCAAGTACTTCTTAGTGTTTTCTAAGACTACATCCATAGTCTTTTTCTTGTTGCCTTGTAAACCTTCGGTTAGGGCCGCTTTAGTTTCGCCCCATTTTGATTCAAATATCTCTGACATTTGATATTCCCCTTAGTTTATTAAACACCCGCCAACTTACGGATATCAGTTAAATCAGCATCTTCCCTTTGTGCTCTGTCGCCACTTGCTTCACTAATAACTTGTTTAGTGGATGCAACTGGTTTGTCAGCCATCACGTGTGGTAGATACTTGTCAAATGAAGTCTGCAACTTGTCAGTTTGTACACTTTCAAGTAGTTGTGCCATTACTTCACCTTTTTCTTTGCCCAATGGTTTGAGCATCTCAGCCATCTTTTCCTTGCGTTCCATCAAGTCCGCTTGTCTTTTGGCTTCCGCCTCTTTGGACTCAATCACCGCTTGTTTCTCTTCGACGGCCTTCTCAGCGTCTTTTAATTTAAGAGTAGTTTCATCAACTATCTTCATTAACTTCGCAGACTCAGATTTCTCATTTAAGTAAGAATTCTGATACTCCGATGCAAACGCTTCGAATATTTTCTTACCAAAGTTGATTTCTCTTGCAGATGTGATGTCTTCTTTCAGTGATTTGATCTCTTCTGAAAGTTTTTTGTTCACTGCCGCTTCTACAACTTTAGCAGATTTTGTTATGAAAGCCTCTTTCATCTTGGCCATTTGTTTTTTGGCTTCGGCTACTAGTTTGACTTTCGTTTCCACAACACCTTTTTTGTCTTCATGGAACTCTTTGATTTCTTTTGCAAGAGCGTTTACTACAAACTCTTCCATTTTCTTAAAGTTTTCATGAACACCTTTTCGGTCTGTGTGTAACTCTTTTAACTCTTCTGATAATTTAGAAAGTATAAATGATTCTAATTTAGCAGAATGTTTGCCTACGTTTTCTTTGTAAGCAATTTTTTCTTGTGCTAATGCTTTTCTGTCTTCAACAAACTTAGTGATTTCTTCAGATAATTTCTCAGTCATCATTTTGTCTATTGCTTCGATCATGTTAGATTTGTCATGCTCATATCTTTTAGCAAACTCTTCTCTTAACTCAGCACTAACAGTTTCTCTGTTTTCTTTGATTTTGCTGTCCCAGGCCTCTTGGATGCTCTTTTGTACATCTTCTGATATAGCGCCTGATTCAACAAGTTTTGATATTGCGTCGATCATCTTATTTTAGGTCCTTTATTATGTTAGTAAGTGCCTCTTTGAGGAACTTTTGTGCTTTTGCGTCATTTCTAACTTCAGCCGCCAAACCTTTTGCCATGTTACCACCCTTGGTGTTCATTAGGTGTTCGTAAATTGGCGTTGGGTAAGCACCTGGTGCCGAAGGTTGGGCCACAACATCAACTGTGATGATCTCAAAGTCTGAAACTTCACCGCCACCGTATTCAGAAATGTTACCACTTCCTCTTGACGATACGCCTAGTTTCACACCCGATTCCAACATAGTTTTGACAAGTTGACCCATTGGTGTTGGCAAAATCTTAAGTTTGCCGTATCCATTTGGACCGTCCATCCACATTTCAGTAATCATATGTGACACACGATCCAAATTAATTTTTAAATCATCTGGATGGTCTACTTCACCAAGCACACTGTAACCTGACCCGATTTGATCATTAAGTGTTTTCACTGCTTTGCCAATTTCGTTTACTGGGTAAACTCTTTGGTTAGCATTCTTAATGCCTCCTTGAATACAGATACCTTTCATGTACAAATCTTTGCCATTCTCGCCTTCGTGTAAGATCTGTACTCTCGCCTGATCGTAGGTTAGATGTTCTCTTAGATAAAGTGACATTCCAAACTCCCTGTCTATCTACAATTACTTCTTAGAAGCAACTGGAGATTTTGCTGATTTGTCTGAACCGTCTGCTGTTTGAGGTTTGACCTCTTTCATTGCTGGTTCAGTAGTAGCGTTCATGCTTTTTGCAGTCGGAGCCGGTCTTCCTTTTTCTTCTGCACCGCCTTTTGCAATTTCTTTAGCATTCGCACTGTTCACTGGTTTGTTGTTTGACGCAACCGGTGATGATTTGTGATCAGCGTGGTCGGCATTGTCCGCTTTAGCCATGTTTTTGTACTCTTTGACAGTTTCTTTTTTGTCATCTTTTTTATCATGCTTTGCTTCCAATGGCATTTCTGCTGGAGTTTCTGCTGGCATCTCAACAGTTTCGTCTTTTGCTTCGTCGTCACCGTCTTTCTTTGCCATCATTGCTTCAAATTCTGCTTTTAGTTCGTCTAAAGCATCTTCTAAATCAACAACTCTGTCTTCCATGTCTTCAGCATCGTCTTCTTTGTCGCCATCCATGTCTTTTTCCATGTCATCAGCGGCTTTATCACCACCCATGTCCATTTCTGATGCGCCTTCTTCGTCTGCTGAGATATCTTTGACTAATTCGTCAGTAGCATCGCCACCAACTTCTTCAATTGACTCTTCTTCTGTTTTTTCAGATTCTGTTGCTTCGTCTTCTATTTCAACAACTTCGTCAACTTGTTCGTCTGATTTAGACTCTTCTGAAGTTTCTTCTACTTTGTCTTCTGTAGACTCTTCTGAAGTTTCTTCTACTTTGTCTTCTGCTTTATCTTCTGCTTCTGTTTCTTTTACTTCTTCTTTTGCTGGCTCTTCCGCTAAACCTTCGTAGATGTCTCTTGACTTCTCTACTACGATTTCATGGAAAAGTGCTTCTGCTTTTTCGTTTTCTTCGTTGATTAGTAATTCTAATAACGATTCAAATTTATTTGTCATTACACGTGCTCCTTTTATGCGATTTGTACTTATAAGCATTATTATTTACAAAAAAAACGCCAAAACGGTGCTATTAATGGTGCAAAAAGACAGGTTTTTATGGATTTTTTATATGCAACTTGAATTTGTCTAAGAATTCTTCTGTGGTTGGGTGTTTGATATTGCCGGCCCACCCGAGATCTTTAGGTTGAAACCAACCTTTAGGTATCACACGATGGAATTGTGTGTCCTTAAAGTCCTTGAGCACGTTCTTTGTTTGATTCATCCAATTGCCGTAGAATGTGGCTTCGTCTTTGGCTCTTTTGTAGTTTCTTGTGTCTTTGAAAACGTTGTTGAACTTGAAACTTTTGCCATCTTGGTGTCCTTGATAATCAAAACCTAGTATGAAAATCTCTTTGAATCCTTGATCACAGGCCAATCTCAAGGCTGTGGGACCACTTGACCAACCCAAACTGGGTTTGAACCAGTTGCAATGATCCAAAATTTTCTGGTGTTTGTTGTATTGGGCATTGAAATTGCTCCATACTTTATTATGTATCATGTAATCTGTTTCAGCAATTTCCAAAATCATTTTAGGATCCACTGCTACAAGGAAGTCGGGTCTGTGTGTTCTATACACACCATTACAGGCAAACACTGTGCCGTGCTTCTTGAGATCATCAATGTCGATGCCTCTACGGCTCTCTCCGTTGCCTAATACAAATGCTATGTCTGCCATTACAGCGTTAAGTTATCGGCTTGTGCTGGTTGTCCGTACATTTTTTGAACAAACTTGGCTTCTTCCTTTTGCTGAGCATCGTGTTCTTCAGATGCTAGTCTCATTTGATTGATATCTTTGAGGGTGAGTCTGGTTTTTCTAGTGTCTTCTTTGTCCAAAATTGAAATATCGTTGTCAGGCTCGTAGTTCTTGTCCTGTTCAAAGCCGTTTTCAGTATAGTTAAAGAATTCAAATAGTTTCATTTGGAGTATTTAACCTTAAACGGTGCCTCCGCCGCCTGTTCCGCCGGGCACTGCGCCTCCGCCACCTGG